ACAAGTCACCTTTAGGTGTTACCTTTTTATAAACTCTGCTTGAGTTTAGTTTGGCAATCTTATCATCTAATTTTTCTCTTATCGGTTCTATTGTCATTTCCTTTTTTTCTTTGTTATATGTTGATAGTCTAGGTATCCTGAACACCACTCATAAAAACTATCATTATTAGAAGGCCAACATGAGGCAAATGTCTTGTCCTTACGTTGTTGTCTATATTCTTCTCTTACTTCTTGCTCTGTTAATTTACGCTCTTCGCTCACACAAATACCTCTTTCATAATAAACTTACATTTAGTAAGGTTAAACTTAATAAAAGGTGATAGTTTCTTTATTTTAAACGATTTTTCAGGCCAGATAACTGTTTCAGAAATCTCTTTGTCCCATCTCTTAATAAAAGATAGAGCCTTATCCAAGATGATGATTGTTTGTACTGATATTTTTTCAGATAAAAGTAGTCGTAGCAATCGTGGATGTTGCCCATTATGTACACGAAACACATCATCAAACCGAATAGAGTTATCATTAATAACATTGCTAAGCTGTACACAATCGCTCCTAAAATTGTATGTAAAAGATTGATTATATTTCTTCCACTTGTTATAAATTGTTTCTCCATCTGCTCTAACTAAATTACCTATCCATGTCTTTGAATTGTAGAAGAAATTAGATACAAAATATTCTAGCATTTCTTCCTTCGTATATTTAGTTGTAAGTTTATGAAAGAAAAATCTATCATTACGTTTTAAAAATGTGTTAAATGATGAATTAACTTTGGCATTGTGCCTGTAAAAATCATAACTATCGGAAGTGAAGTGTAGTTTAATAGCCAAATATAATGTATAAGATTCATAACTGTTCATATAGGTAAGATCGCTGTGCTTGATCGCTCAACCAAGTTCAGTTTTTCTGCCTCTTCTTTTATCTTCTCTTTTAGTGACTTGTTAATTAAAGGACCTACAGACGCTGTGTCAATATCATTTTCTTCACAATATTTGAGTACGGCATCCATGTAGGATATTCTTTTCTCTTTTACTATTGCTTCTATTATCAAAGCAAACTTTTTACTATTCATCAACATTATAGTTTTCTGACTATGTGTTTTCTTAATGCTCTTGTTAGTTCTTCTAGTTTATCTATTATAGAAATTAGACTCGGGTCTGTTATGTACTGACCTTGTTCTTTTAATTTGTCATACTCACGCAATGGTATTGTAACCATAGATTGCTCATTTTCATAAGTCATATCTTGTTCGTGTGTATCGTTGCCCATAGGCACATTATTATCGCTCATAATTTATCCTCACTTTATTATAATATTATATCTCAATTAGACTAGTTTGTCAAGCTCTTATTGTACGGAAGTTAGATCAAAGGAATGAAACAGTACACATCTTTCAGAACCATCTGGTACATCTATTGTAGCAGCAGATTGTGTGCCGTCTTTACTTATATAATAGGTGACCATGTAAACAGGTTCACCATTCGCTTTCATACCTTCTCTTCCTAATGATAAGTTAACAGGATCTAAATTCATATGATCGGTATATGCTTGTATCTTTTCAGGTGTACCACATAAAATAGGTACTTGCTGAAACCATACACTACCTGGTGATGTCAGGTGATCTGCATATGTACTTGTAGCGAATAATAGTGTTATAAGTGTTATAAGTTTTTTCATTAGTTAAACCTTTCGGTCTAACTATTTATATTATTTCTTTCAAAAAACTCTTTTGTGTGCTTATAAAACAGCTCTTGGTGTTCTTTGATTTTGTCTTCGGTGTGTATCCACTCTTGTACAAAACCGTCTTCACACGTGGCTAATATAACAGTTTGTTCTATTTTGCGATTAGGGTATAGCTCTTCATACATTTTTGCATATGCCGAACATTGTAAAAAGTTAGCATAATTGTAATTAGCATCCCTTTGTTTTGTAGAGGTCTTAAAATCAACAACAGATAGTTTGCCTCTATATTCAGCAATACAATCTACTTGACCTGCAACACCTATTTCTTTTGAGTATAGGTATTCTTCTAAGCAATGTATATTGTTTAGTCTAGCAAGATATGGTTTCATTATTCTAAAAAGACCTAGTGGTGTAACAGCAGTTATACCTACTGACTTCTCGTCTTCGTTATTCAGGTGATTCTCAATTAAGGTATGAGTTGTCTTACCTCTATTGATAGCAGTTGTAGAAATATAGTTAGCCATTTTCTCGCCAACTGCATTTCGCCATGCCTGTAGACCTACTTGTTTTTCGGGTATCTGTCCTAGTATTGATGTAACGGAAGGCATATTAACACCATCAATAGTATAATATCTTACACCATTTTGACTCTTACCTTTCACACCTAAACTTTTAGGTAATACTTCTTCATTCAATTTAACACGTTTAAACATAATATACCTTTCCGTATAATTTTATATAATCATTATATCAGATAATTACAAGATTGTCAAGCTATATACCTTTCTGCATATACAAGTCAATTATCTTGTTTTGTTCTTCTATTCTGTCATTATTAAGACGTTCAGTAGCTCAACTAGGGTCATACGGTTCATATACCGTCTTACCATCATCATTTCTGTATGCTCTTAATACTTGTTTTCTGTTTTCTTCTTTGTTCTTATACGAACAATGAATCCATCCGCTATTAGGTTCTTCTGGTTTATGAAACTCTAATATCAGTTGGTCAAAATCTAAACTATCAATAATATATTTTGCTAAATCAGCATTTGCAATGCCAAAGATTTCAAAGTCCGCAGCTTGCCCTTTGGCGTGCTGTGATTTCATTGATGATCCTATCTTCACACATAACTCTGGCGATCTGTACCCACTAGATACTGATACTACCTTGCCATAGTGATCTCTAACTTTTTGTAGAACATTGTCACATAGTTTCTTTAAATTATCCATATGATCTTCGCTTGGATTATTGCTAATACCATGTCTATCTGCTGTTTGAGAAGCAGTTAGTTCTTTAAGCGAAAAGTTTTTGCTTAGTTGCATTTAATTTATCCTTTGCTATAAGTTTTATTTTCTTTAAGGTTCTTATATCGTACCATGCTTTATTTGATCTGTCTTTTTTTCTTTTATCTTCAATTTCATTCACCGCTCGTTTTAGTTCTTTGTGATGAGCTTTTATTTCTAACATATTATCCCCTTGTAAGTTTTAATATTTTATCCATCTGAGCCTTGATGATTGGTCCTCTATTAGGCCAATGTATATAAGGTTCTTTGGATTTTGAAAGATTATATAAAAACGGTAATACAATCTTCTCAATCTCTTTAAATCTTTCTGATACGTCAGCGTCCTGTATTTCTTTGTTAACAGAGTCTTTCTCTGCTACAATCTGCATAACCTCGTTCATCATTGATTTTATATCAATTACATCTGCCTTAACTTTTGCTATCTCTAAATTAGAATTTTCTACTACTTTAGGGTCAATAGCTGGTGATGTTTCTTCAGCTGGTTTCTGCGATACAGGAGTAAAACCGTAATCGGTATCTGTATCAAACTCCCTCATAAAATCAGGTATGTCTGCCATTAGTTTTCTCCTTGTTTAGGTAGGTGCAATGAGCGGATTGACTTATTAGACTCTGGTATACGACCGTTGTTTTTCAGTTGCTCGCTCTGCACCCCTATATTATTTAGATTTTGCACTTTGTCTAGCCTTGTGTTTTTTCATAACTTGCTCTGTTTTGATTTGTTTTGTTGACTTTGTTCCCATTTCATTTGCTAAAGCACTCATTGGGTGTGCTTCTGCAACCTTTGATAATGTTTCTTTCCAACCACTATCTGATCTGTAACTAGCACCACTTACACCTGCAACAATTCTTATGCCTGATATGTTTTGTTTGATGTGTTTGTTCTTTTTAAGATACTTTTCCATCTCGTCAATAGTCATCATCTCGGTAAACTCTTTACCAGTTCTTTTGTTTGTAAATGTGTATATGGGCATTTATTTAAGTGTTAGATGAAACAATAATTGATTAGTCACCATAAGCATATCTTCTAGTATGCTTTCTAAATCCATTTGTCCTTTGACTTTGCTGTTTTCTGCTATCTTCGTTATTCGGCTTACTTGTTTTTGTACTTCGCCTCTAACTTGACCATTGTCAGCGTAATTCATTATGCCAGGTCTTAATTCAGCACTAAACTTAATTCTAGTACCTGATTTGCCTTGCCAAGTTTCTACAAACTCGTCATTTAATTTACTAAACTTTTCATAATATTCACCTGTTGTTTCATGTTCAGAATATGATTCTGTTTGCCAATGGTAACTTTGAATATCATTCAAAAAGTTCATATTTAATTGTATAAAATCTGTTGTATTATTCATAATATTATTTAGTATTTGCTATATCTACTATCCTTTGTATTAATGACCCTAATCCATTCTGTCTTTGCATTGTAAGTAGTTCTCTCACACCTAAAGGTAAAAAATCCTCTATAGTAAGAGCAGCCACTTCATCTTTAGGACAACCATTGACTAGGTCTGTTACTAACTTTGCTGTGCCTTTTGTTATAAATGCGTCAGCGTCTATTTTATATATCATTGTGTTATCTTCTTTTGCTCCGCCGATCAACCATAGATTACTAGCACAACCTCGTATTCTATTTTGATCTGTTTTTACTTCTTGTGGTAATGATTCTACGTCTTTAGCAATGTCAATTAAATATGCAAGTCTATCATGGCCTTGCAACATTTTAAGGTCATCACCCTTGCTCTGTATTCGTTGTTTTATCATCTGCAATTCCTTGAGCATACCAATCAGGCATAACTGCACCATGTTTTTCCCACTTGGCAAATCTTTTTTTCTCTAGTATGTAATACTTTCTGTATGAGCCAA